GCCGTTGGTTGCGGCTTGCAATGCCCCGGCTATGGAAAAGTTTCTGGCCATATTCATAACGGCCCGGCCAGCGTTTCCCGCCTGGGTTGCTATATTGCTTGCGGTTGACGCAATTGTCTGGCGGGCTGAACTCATTGCGTTTATTAAATTACCTTTCAAACTGCTGAGGGCTGCCTGTGTGGACGATATTCCATTAGTAACGCCATTTTTTATTCCCTGGCCGATTTGTGTCCAGGTTATTGCCCGTAGCTGACTGTATGTATCCATTGCTGACTGGCCTATTTTTCGATAGGTGTCGCCGCTGGTTACAGTATTAAATACGGCCATTGCTTTGGTATGCGCTGCCGCCGCTAAAGTTGACGCTCTGGCCTGTATCGTTGCAGCTAAGCCAAGGGAGTTTTGTTCAGATGCCGCCACAGCTGACGCTACTCCCATATTTCTTATAGACAGCGTATATAATTCCACGCTTGTTTTCGCAAGAGCAAACCCAGTAACTATAAATTTATAGAACGATATAACTCCAGCAATGCCAGCAAGAGCACTAATCGTCCCAACAATTGCCGCCGTTAGCATCTGGTGCTGTTGTGCAAATCTTGAAATAGAACCTGCAACAGAGGCAGCTCCCCTTGCGGCTGATGTTAGCATAGGTAGAAAAATTGTGCCTACAGATATGCCAACGCTTTCCATAGCACTTTTAAGCTGAATAAATGCGCCCTTGGCGTTGTTCATCATTACGCCAGCCATTTTTTCAGCTTCGCCGTCGCAGTTTTCCATTTCGTTTACAAGGCTTTCAAATACTTCCGGCCCTGCTTCGAGGACATTTAACCAGCCTGTGGCGGCGTTTGTGCCGAAGATGGCTGATAATGCTGCCAGCTTTTGTTCTTTACCCATCTGGGCGGTTGCGTCTCTAAGGTCGGATATAATGGCAACCATCTTGTGGGCGGGTCCGCCGCTATAATTGTCCATGTCTATACCCAACTCTTTTAAAGCATTATGTGCTTCCTGCTGTTCCTTTGTGGCATCAGAAAGAGAAATACCTAATTCGTCTAACGCCTTAGATGCTTTTTTAGGTGGTCCCGCCAAACGCAGAAAACCAGCGCGTAAGGAAGTACCAGCCTGGCTTGCCTTGACGCCAGCGTTGGCCATGAGACCCGTGAGGGCTGCCGTTTCTTCCATGGTTGCCCCGTATCCTCTGGCTACCGGGGCGGCGTACTTCATGGTTTCGCCAATCATTTCCACATTGGTATTACACCGTGTGGCTGTAACTGCAAAAACATCTGCCATGTGACTGGCGTGTTCCGCCGAAAGACCAAAGGCTGTCAAATCGTCAGATACAATGTCAGCTGTCCTGGCCAAGTCAGTACCACCAGCTGCAGCCAGAGCCAACAGGCCCGGCATACCAGCCATTATCTGCTCAGTATTCCAGCCAGCCATGCCTAAATATGACATTGCTTCCGCTGCCTGGGTTGCACTGAACTGGGTAGTTTCACCTAACTTTCTGGCGTTATCTGTAAGTTTTTGTATTTCGTCCCCACTAGCTCTTGTGATTGCCTGAACCTTGGACATGGATGCTTCAAACTGCATGGATGTTTCTATTGCACCTATAAATGGAGCCGCGACCATACTAATACCAATTGCTGTATCGTATAAGTTACTTCTAGCGGCTGCGAAGTTTGCAGATGCCTGATTTCGGGCAGCCGTTGCCTTCTGGAATCGTTCAAGCCTTGCCTGAGTTTGGGCCGCTTCCTGTTTGAGACGGGCCATGTGACTTCTGTATTGCTCTATGGACATACTGGAGGCGCGCATTGTTTCAGCTGCCCGGCGCACTGCCATTTCATACTGTGAATGACTTATCTTCCCGGCATCCAGCTGGCCCTTTAAACTTCGTACAGTGTTTTGATAAACAGTTATTTCCTTTTGTGACTGGTTGAATGTATTAGTCAGGCGTTTTTGCTCTGCATTTATCTGGGCCGTCTGTTCCTCCAACTTCTTCATAGCAGTGGAGCTCTGCCCTATAACCTGGGCAAATCTTCCGCCCATAATGGCATTTATAGCAAAAGATATTGCAAAAATTTTTCCTGCTGCCATTCTTTTTTTGCTCCTTTCTGGTATAATAAAAGAAAAGGGGGCGTTAATTATGATTTACGCTTTTTGCATCGGTGGATTTTTAGCTTTTTGTTTTATGATTGCCCTGTCAATTTTTGTTGTTAAGACCACTCTTTCGGCGGTTTTTGGTATGTTAAAAGGTTAAGATGAAGGTTTCGGTAATGATTTTTAAATAATTCCTTGTTTTAAAGGTCCCACAGTAAAAGGTGGGACCTCTTTTTTATTTCTTTCTCCTGGCTGCTTCTTTTTCCAAAATTTCCAGCCATTCCCGTAACTCCCTTATATTCTGGGTGTCCCAGTAGCTTATTGGGGCAATTTCCCGCAAAGAAAAGGCTATTTGCCTTAGTTCTTGAGCTGGATTTCCTGTCCCAAATTCTGCAATAAAAAATTGAGAGTAAGGGAAATGATTGCCGTGTATGTACCCAAATCAAGGGCCATAATATCCTTGAGCTCTACCCCCAGAGCCTCAGCCGCAAGACGGGCGCGGAAGTTGCCGGAATAAACAATGTCAGGGGTTGGGTCCGCTGCCATGCGACAGGCACGCTCTGCCCTCTGAAAAGCCTGGGCGTTCAGCTCTGCCAGCTTTGCTTCAAGGTTGGAATAATCCAGCTTAGTATTCTCTTCCATGTGTTTATAATCTCCTTTCGATTACAGGCCCAAAGCCTTGCGAACATCGGCCAAATAATCCACGCCGTTAACATAGTGGATGTAATTCAGCTTATCAATTTCAACTACACGCTTGCCGTCAATGGACTCCTTGATGTAAATAATTTCCAAGGTGCTCTTGGTGTCGGTATGATCAGCTGGCTTTAAGGAACCAAGGTCGCCCTTCTTTGGCAGGGCGCGAACATTGATCTTTACCGCTTCGGTGGCAATTTCGCCAGTACCAGCGTCGTAATTTTCGTTTGCACCACGCAGTTCCAAATCGTGGGCCTTCATGGCCAGCAGTGCGGCGTTGTCGTCGTTAATGGTGCGCCAGTTAATCTCCAGCTCCATACTGCCAGTCTGCCCAGGCGTTGGCATCTCGATTTCTCCACCGATACCTGCGCCGGAAAGTGTGGAAGTCTTATATTCAAAACTTGGCAGGGTAACATCTGCCATACCAAGCTTACGATCGCCGGAAATAAATACCTCAAAATTAACCAGCTTATCGCGTACAATATTGGTTTTTGCCATCGTTTTATCTCCTTTCAGTTGTGCCCATTACGGGCACAACTTTTATATTTACCTTATGCGAACAGAGTAGCAATATATGCAGGGTCATACTCCTGAATGAACTCAATTTCACGGGCAGGGGCTGGTGGAGACATGTATACATGGAAGTACAGCTTGCCGTCCATCAGGTCGGTTGTGGTGTTTTCATCCTCGCGGAACTCAACACGACCGCCCAGCAGCGCACCCTTTGCAGTAAGCCCGTTAAGCCAAATATTGGCACTGTCAACAATGGTCTCAATAAGACGCTTGTTGGCAGGGTCGTCAATCTTTGCCCAGTAGCTGGTTACAAGGGTAGCACCTACCCAGTTGAACATACGGCGGTTACTGATAAAGCTGTCCTTCACATCGGTGTTGGATGGGTATGCGGTGGTACGGTTGCCCCAGCTCTTCCACCCGCCGATAAAGTTCAACGCCGTAACAATACCCTGACCGTTCAAATATGCCGCCTGTTGGGTATTCAGGAATACCTCTGTTCCATCTGCCAAACAAGCACCATCTGCCTGGAGCTGCTTATTTGATGGGGAATAATATGGAATATCGTCGTGCTGGCTGTCCGTATAGTTCATTACGGAGGCCAGCTGTGCGCTGATATGGTACTTCTTGCCGTCAAGGGTAAGAAGTGGCCAGCAAAGCAGGCAGTCCTTATCAACATAATTATTCTGATTCTTCCAGGCACTTGCAGCAGTATAGGACTTGACTGTTTCGGTTGGAATGTCGCAGATAGAGATAGCATTGAAATGTCCATCAATGTTATGCTCTTTTGCCTTCATAACTGCCGCCACACCAGTGTTGTGGGACCAGCCCGGTGCTATGATAATACCAGGAACAAGGCCAAAGCGTGGGAATACTTCCTCTACCAGTTCCAGACCCTCTGTCTTGTTGGTGGTAACATTAACGCCACCAATAAGATCATCATTGTCAACGCTGGTAGGGTCCAGCTTGGTGTAGGACAGACAAAGGCTGGTTACACTGCTGGTGATTGCGCCGCCTTCGATAGGAGTGATTACCAGCTCCTCATCGTCGTTATATGCAGCTGTGTAGTCGGTGTCCTTAGCCAGCGCATCACCTTCGGATGTAATCTTTACCACCAGAGTACCCAAAAGAACCGGGTCGGTAACAGTGAAAACGCCCTCGCTGATAGCTACAGTCTTGTTATTTTCTACCGTTTTGTGGGTATCCTTATCCAGAACATTAACAAGAACGATAGGGGCCATATTGAACAATGCGAAGTGTACCTTAATCATTTCGCAAAGGGTATATTTGCCCCAATCCTTGGAATAGCCAAAGGTTGCCACTGCTTCCTCATAGGTGTAGCAAAGTACCGGGGTATTGGCAGCCACCGGGGCAGTTGCCAGATGGACAGGCGCGGTACCAAAGCACACGATTAAGCCACTGTCAGTCTGGGTCATTGGCACAAGGGAAGTGGCTTTCTCACTTGTGTAGACTCCGTGCTTGTATGCCATTACTCACTTACCTCCATACGTTTAATAATATTGGTATATGCCAGGTTTAACGGTGTCCCCGTCTTATTAACCTCGGCCATTGCCTTGCTGAGTTTATCAACCTTTACAAACAGGCGTATAATGCCTGGGTGTTTTTCGGCTATGGCCTCAATAAGTTCTGTAGGCTGCCCACGATACACTGTATTCTTCTTTAAGCCCTCGCTTAAGATATTTGGTCCAATATAGACAACTGTCTCAGGCTTCGTGGTGGCCGTGGCTGGTTTTTCCGCCCCTGTGTATCCATTTACACCGTTAGCCAGTTTTGTGGGCTCTGTGGTGGTTTCTGGGGCCTTCTTGGCCGTCTGCTTATCACTCATTACTCTTATCCTCCATTTTTATTTTTACATTGTCCCAATCCATCTGTTCATTTGGCTGGGCGATCTGATAAACCAGAGTGCCATAACCAAACCAGAACGGATAGGGCTGTGCCTCAATGGTTTCCCATTTTGTTGGCAATAATAACCTAAAACGCTTATCAAGCTTTCGGAAAATCAACACCCGCTGCCTGATGCGCTCCATAATGCTTAAAAGGTCCATCCAGGCAAGTTCATCCTCACCATGAACGCCGATAGTCAGCCCTATTGTTGCAGTAGAGCCGTTACCCTCGGAAAGCTCTGCATCCTCCACCTTCTGGAGACTTACGATAACAAGAGGGTAATAGCTGTCATCTTCAAAGTTCTCATTCGGAATGTGCTGCGCGTACACAGTTACGGGCTTATCCTCCTGATTTTCCGCCTTTAGACGGTAATCCTTGACAGCTATTTCTATCTCTTCTTTTAAACAATTTATTAATCTCTCTGGAATAATCATCTTCTATACCCCATCAAAAAGGCGTTAACCTCATGCTCCACATTGACCGCCAGCCTTTCCTCCATCTTTCGCTGGATAAAAGACGATACCGCCGGGCTTTCCAGCATTTGCGGCGTGGACGGTCCTGAAAGTTTCTCTATTGGAAGGCTGGTGTTGCTTGCTCCATGCCCTGCACGCTGAAAAACTCCCACATGTCCCGACCTCATTTTTGCCAGAAAGGCGTGGGCTATGGTGCCACCCTCGCCCTTTATAACCTGGCTATACAAATATTTCCCCGTGGCTGGCCGCCTCTGTGGAACCTTCCCCGGGTTGTGCTTAAAATATGCCAAATCATTAACGCGGCCCTTGGAACTAAAACCAAAGGACCCGCCGCCCCAGTCAAAGGACATTGTCCGGGTAATGTAGGAAGGCTTTATTGTATAGCGTTCCTTTACCTTCTGGACTGCGTCCTTTTTCGCGCCCCTTACGGTTCTTTTAGCGGCGGAATTGACGGCTTTTTTAGCCGCCCCCGGTATTCCTTTCAGCATTTCCTCAGCACGGTTCAAAGCACTGGCGTCAATTTCAATCATTAAAGTCCGCCTCCCATTCGATAGGCTCCAAGGGTAATGGTCAACATTCCCATATCATCGGTGCAGGTGTCCACTGTGTAGCGTTTCCCGTCCACCTTGAAATTTGTTCCCTGTACCGGAATCTTTGGCAGATCGGCAGTCTTTACGCACACGGTAATATAATCACCATGGAGGCCCTCAGGGGTGCGCCGTCCCCCTTGTATATTGGCCGTCCTGTCGTCCGTCTTGTCGGATGAAATCACACAGGCGCAATCTGAACCGTTAAGGTTGTGTATTTCCCCGAACTCGTCAAGGTTTAGGAACACGCTGGAAATATCCGCCTCCACCATATCCTTGAAGGCGGACATATTAGCCAATCCTCACTTTTGCTACTGTGGCACTGGCCGCCTTATCCTCTACCACCATACCCGCTGGGGCATTGCCAGTGGAGGTCTTTGTTACCTTCTTGTCGGTCTTATCCCAGTAAACCTGATCGCCGAATTTCATTTCTGTTGTGTCGGCCGGGAACTCAAACACGCCTTTGACAGCTACAGAACCGACAGACCCGGCGGAGATAGGCTCAAGGGCAACGCCTACACCTATAGCCACGCTGGTGGTACTTGTGAGAGGCACTGCGTCCATGTAAGAAATATTCTCGGATGCCTTAAAGTTTAAAGTTTCGCCCGGCTGAACAAACTTGGTCATATTAGACATTTTTTAAAACTCCTTTCTTATGCTCCAGTGGACTTTGCAAGGCCACGGAAATCGAGCAGGTTAACTCCAACATCGTGATAAATGCGCCACTTAATGCCCAGAGTGTCAAACTGTACTGCGCTCTCCATGGTAGGGGTCTCCACACCATTAAGGTATGTTACCTCAATGGTTGGGCAGAGCCCGAAGGCAGCGGCAAGATAGAACTCGGTGGCAGTGGTAAGCTCTGGATCAGATACCACATTCAGACGGTTAGCGAATGGGTTAGGCGTCTGGTTGGCCTTTGTTGGGTCCACTGCGGAACTGATAAGCTGAACGGCAGCCACTTCCAGTTCTGGTGGAACAATCAGGAAGGCTGGCTGAATGTTCAGGGCTTCCTTACCACCGATATTATGCTGGCGTGCCATCTTGGCCTTAACCTTACCAAGACCTTCCACAGAAAGAGCCTCAGCAGAAAGGTTCTTGTGGCCATTGCTGAACAGTGTCGCCCCCTCAATGGTAGGGTTGCTGGTCAAAATGGCGTAAACCATTTTGTTAATCATGCGACGGGCAGCTGCGCCATACAGTGCTGGAATGGTGTTAAGTGCGCCCAAATCGTCGTTAATCATAGCCTTGCGGGTAAGGCTGAAGCTTCTGCCATAGGTGGCAACGGATGCAGTAACAGACGCCTCGGAAACTTCTGCGTTTGTAAATTCTCCGTTCTCGGTGATTTCCTCCAGCTCATCTGCCTCACTCAGACGATAACGGGTTGCAGCCTTGAAGTCAGCATTGCTTCCCTTACCAGTCCAAAGCTGGAAGGTGGTAGGTGCAGTCTGATAAGCCTGGGCCATAGACTTGTTAGCGGTATTGGAAAGAATACCAGGGAACTGCCCGGAACCAGTCAAGGCGGCTCTAATGATTTCCTCTTCGCCCATATCGGTAGTATTGATACCGTCAAAACGCTCGCAGCATTCCGCAGCCAGACGGATAAGGCTTTTGCCTCGGAAATTCTCTGCACCTGCTGCTGGCTTTTCCACAGTGATACCGGCACGGATAGCAAGGCCATCAGTTGCAGCGGCGCGGAACTTATCAGTTTCATCAGCCTGTACAGTGATATTCTGGGGGGTTCTCTCCTTTGCAAGGCGTTCAAGAACCGCCGCTCTGGTAT